TGCTACAACATTGCCGTAACTTGTGATTGGAGATGTAGTAATCCATTTTGTGCCGTTGTATGTCTGGCGAATTGGGCCTTGCGTTCCGCGTCCAGTGCCGTAACCGTTTTTAGTTTCTGCCGGTGTCGTTATGTAGCACTGCATACCTTGAACAGGAGCAGTTGCGCCAGTTAAGGCAGCGTCGCGCGCTGTTTCGGTTGCAAAAGTAATAATGGATTGCTGCATCAATGTCGTATTAACCTGTGCCGCGGTTAATATCGCGCCTGCTGAATAAAGTTGGTATCCGCCGTTTGCTGATAATGGCATATTTTGTTTCCTTTCTAGAAACTGAGAAGGTTGTTGTCAAGCGTTCCGAAGATCGCATCGTCAAGGGTTAGATATTGGTTGCCGTCCGTACTCTCAAAAGTGTACGAAACAATGTGAGACCCTGGAACGATTCGGTGTTCTATTCCTGACGTGATCAGGGTCTGCGATTCTGTAAGCGGGGTTCCGGTGTTGTAGTCCTTCTGGACTGTCACGATTGACGTCAGGTCAATGGCAAAGATGGTTGCCCATTGCGCAGCTGTAAGCGCTGCAAGTTCGCACGAGACGCCTGTGAAGCGGACAACGGGGTTGCGGTACTTGCCGAGAAGGTATGCGCCGAGGCCGTTGACTTCTGTTGTCGTTGAGTTCAGAAGATTTAGGAGTTGGTAGGACTGAGACTGATAAAGAGCAATTGAGGTTGGGTCGGTGTTTGTCTGGACGGCTCCGGCGGGACTCTGGGTTGAAATGTTGTTGTACAAGAGTTCCGACCCGTACTGGTTGACGAGACTCATGTATGAAATTCCTGTGCCGTCGGTGGTAAAGGACGCGCCTGACACGGGGTTGAGAACGCTTGACCTGCCCTTGAAGGTGAGGGTGCCGTCGGCTGAGGTGTACAGGTACCCCTGTTCGGACGTGTTGACCTGCTGTAGATAGTTGAGGACGTTTGTGTCCTGAGAGACCGCGTAAGCGCCGAGAGTCGAGGTCCCTGTACCGATAGACCTTGCGCCCTGATAGGCAACCTCTGGACGGTCTAGGACGGCGTCTACGCGCAATCCTGAAGTCTGTGCCGACGGGGTGAAAGCGTTAAGTTGCTGATTGGCAAGGGTGCCGAAGGTGTCAACGCATCTGGCGTACATTCTGCCCTGGTTGGCGTTCTGATAATCCAAGTCCCAATCCTCGACAAAGCCTGTGTAAATGGGAGTGCCGTTGGCGTAAATGATGATGGGCGAGCGAGGCAATACAAACGGGTAGTAGATCGAGGAGTCGTTGAGCGGGTCAAGGATGCGAGAGTTGTTGTTGAACACGACCTGTGCGGTTCCTGCGTTGAACTGGTCAAGTTGGCGGTTGCGTCCGCGCTTGATATTGACCGACAGAACGAGCGAAGTCAGGTCTGCGTATGCAAGACCGCCGAGGGTGCCTGTGTCTAAAAGACCGAAGACTGCGTCGTTGAGTTGGAAGGGTTGACCGAATCCTGTGGTCGTCTGGAATCCGACAAGCACTTGGTATGTGGGGACGGTCACAGTGTCGTTGCCGGTGCGAAGACCGCTCCCGAGTTGCGTTGCGCTGCGAGGATGGCGTCGATGATGTCTTGACCGACTGTGGCGGGCGACGAGATAAGTCCTGCGTCGATGTTGAAAGTTGTGTTGCTGAAGTCAATACCTGCAAGACCGCCTGCCATCGTGTTAGATCCTGTACCCGTTGGCATTGCCGAAAGCGGAGGTTCTGAGTTTTGCACCTTGCCTGGAGCAGCTGCTGCAATTGATGGCGGTGCGCTGAATACGTCTGGGTTGGCAGCCATGATTTCTTTTTGGGACTCTTCGAATGCTCGTGCGCTTGTCAAGCCTCCACTGCTTCCGCCTCCCCCGCCAATTTTTGGCATTGCGAAACTTTTGCCACCGAGGAGAGGGACCCATGACGGGATGGTGAAAGCCAATTTGCCGACGGTGTTGTTCCAGACGGCAGCGATTGCATTGAAGACAAATGTTGCTGCACCGAGCAAGCCTTGAAAGAGTGGGATTGTGACGTTGCTAATCCACCAACGGATTGCGCCGAACAAGCCGTCAACGATGTCGCGGAATGTCTCAAATTTCTTGTAGGCGATGACTGCAGCTGCTGCGACCAAACCAATACCGATTGCGATTGCGGTGATTGGGTTGATGCTCATTGCAATGTTGATTGCAACAATTGCTGTGGCAATGCCTGCGAGAGCGGCTCCCATGATCACGAAGAACTCGGGGTTGTCTTGCGCCCATTTTGCAAACTTGTTGATTAAGGGAAGAACGGCGTCGAGGACCGGCAACAAAGCTGCACCGATTCCCTCCTTTAGTTCCGCAATGCCAGTTGTAAATCTTGCCAGCTGTCCTTCGGTTGTTTCGCCTGCTGCCTTACCGAAGCCGCCAAAGTTTTCAGTAAGTTTCTCTTGAATGGCTCCAAAGTCTTTGGATTTGATAAGGCCCTGATCAAGACCAAGTCCTAGTTTTCCAAGGGCGTTGGTGTTGCCGTCGTAACCTTTGGCCAGCGCAGCGGTAACTGTCTCAAGGCTTTTCCCGGAACCTTTTGATATGTCAACGGCAAGGGCCAATAGGTCCTGCGCCTTTGTGACATCGCCGGTACTGCGGGATAGCCGGGCCATGGCCGGGCGCAGTTCATCATCGGCCACATTGGTTGAAAGCATCAGGGAGTCAATGAAATCTCCGTTGGCTTTGATTGCGTCGTCAGTTGCCGTTGTTGATTTGCCAAGTGCGATGGCTAGAAGATTTGCTGCTGCCTGATCCTCAATGGCAGCCTTGGCGCAGTCAATAAGGCCAGTGGCTAATGCTGCAATGGCAATGCCAGCAGGGACGGCTGCTTTCTTAATTGCAAATTGTGCCTTTTCGCCATTGGTCTCAAGGTTTTTAAATTCCTTGACTGCCTTGTCGATTCCTGCGCCGTTGAACTCTGTGATAATTGGGATTGCGATTGTCATTGGAGTTCTCTTTCAACGCGGGCTTTGACTTCATTAGTTGCGCGTAGAAGTTCGCGTTCAATCTCTTTACGCTTGCGAAACACGGCGGGTCCAAGGACGCGCGTATGGTTGGGGCGTAACTGCCCAAGTGAATCGCCTAGGCGGTTTTGATTGGCTCGTCCTGCTGCTTCAAAGACCGCAGCTGCGACGTTGGTCTGAGTGATGTAAATCAAGGAAGTTGCTTCTCGAGAAGCGTCAACCTTTAATTTGACTCCAGATATTGCCTTTGAAACAGAGAACGGAAATATCTTTTTGTTGGCTTGTTCCCATGCTCGAGCCATGCCGGACAAAGGTACTTGCGTGTAGCCCTTTTGAACTTCTTGTATGGCAGGTGCAGCAATGCGGGTTGCGTCAGCGGTGAACTGCTTGCGCAGTCCAGGCTCAATCTTGTTAAGAGAACGAATTGCGTCACGGACGCCGACAACTTGAACTGTGGTGTTTGTTGTCATCGTCTGCTCCTTTGTGCTTTCTGTTGTTCGTTTAACACGTCAACAACCGTGAAGAGATCGTCTGTGTCGAATGGGATGTCGGGTGTCCAGTATCCAGTCGCGACAAGAACCTCGGCTAATGAGCGTCGGAAACTGCCGCTTCTGTAAAACTTGGTGCATCCTCCGACACAACTTCGATTGACTTTGTTTTCTTGATAAATTCGTCAAAGGCGAGCGGGGTTGTGATTCCTGCAGCTCGAGCAGATTCGAATGCAAAGAACGCAAGGTCTTCTGCGCCGATGCCGTTGGCAAGACTGGATGCTTGTCTTTTGAATTTGCGTTCCCATGCCACGACAACGAAGAGATTCGTTTCGCATTCATAAGGGTCGCCTTCAATCGGTGTTACTTGTAGTCGGATTTTCATTGTTTCCCTCTTCTATTTTCTAGACGATGTCTCGTACCCAAGTACCGTTAGTCAGGCTGATTGAGGCAACCGCGAGGGTCCCCACAGACGACATGATCACAGGTGCTGCGTCAAGTGTTGCATTATCAATCGTATATTCGGGATTTGATGGACCTTCTGTCGCTCCTGATGGCGAGACAACAATTGTGCATGATCCAGCAGTGTTGATTGCTGCAAGCAGTGTTTCAATTTCTCCAACGCCGTATGAAAGAAAAAGGTCGAGGTTGACTGCAACGGTCTGCAATCCTTTTGTCCCACGATGACCTGTGTCTGCCAGCGATGTGCTGTCCAAAATATCGAAACCGACCATCACTTCACATTTAGAAAGTTGATCGCTGACGTCGTATGCGGTACCGCCAGAAGGGGTAATTGTGCAGGTGGCTCCTGAGAGGAATGTGCTTGTTGCCATTGGTGGCTCCTTAGTTTCTCTTCACGGCGATTGCCACCGTGAGGTCGTATGTGGGTATGTCTTGTCCGCCGTAGACCGCGTTGCCTGGACGGGCGTCGATGACTGCGATGGACGAGTTCATGATGGTGTCAACTGTTGACATGAGATAGTCGCCAGAGTCTTGATTGCCTGGAGGAGCTGCCAAGACTCGGACGGGAATCCGAAAGTCGCCGATGTTGTATGTGAATGAGGTCATGACGGGGAGTTCAATCATGACGGACATTGGGCGCGCGTTTCGGGGATCTGTGACGGGTTTGAGACCGAGAGCGGTGAGAGCGGTTTTGATGGCGTTGACTGCGTCGACGAGGATTCCTGTTGCAGCCATTACGCGACCTGTGGTCTTCCGCAGCCGATGAGAGCCATGATGCGTCCCATTGTTGACGGTATTGGGATTGAAGACATTGAGTCAAACGAGGCGAAAGAGTCTGCTGATCCGCGCTCACGATAAAGGGTAGCTGCGTACATGATTGTGCCGAGTTTGACGTCGGCACCTGGCACCGTTGATTGCGAGTCGGTGTAGCCCGCTTCGCGACGCTTGCGGAAAATGTAATTGTTGGCAGCGTTGACGCAGACCGTAATGAAGGCGGTGTCGTTGGCGGTTGCCACGTCGATACCAAGCCATGAGGTTACATCAGCTGCGTTAATCCATGACACAGACGGAGTGAAGGTGACTGTGCCGGTGGCGATTGAACGCTCGTAGTCTGCGCCTGCGTTGACATAAAGAAACTGGTAAAGACGAATTACATCGGAGTCAAAGAGAAGGTCGCCCTCTTCTGAGACCCCGATGAATTCAAAGTCTTGTGTTGAGACAATGGTATGCGTACCCGAAAATCCATGACTTGCGCCTGCAATGACCACAGAGTCCCCGACTTGTATGCCTGTCTCAACGAGGGTCTGAAGGACGGCGTACCCATCGAGGCGCGTATGAAACGCGAGATCGTAAGTAGCCATTGTCCAGTCCCTTTAAGAGTTCGCCTGAATCAGACGAACGCAGCCTTGATGGTGAGCGTTGGGTCAATAACCTTCGATGCCCAGTACCCACGGAACGCAATTTGGCGAGAGAGCTGCGAAGGCATTTCCACGGAAATTGCGCCCTTAGCCAATTCATACGATTCAAGCGCACGAGGGTCAAGGATGGTCATACCAGCCGAGGTCAAGTTGCGGTCAACTACGACGCGAAGACCGAAGGCGAATGCGCCCTGTGTCGATGCGACGTTAAGTGAACCGTAAGCGTTCATCGGGCCAACCTGTGGGAACAACGGACGATCTGCGGTGTCGCTGAGTGAACCCATCAACTTCCAGACGTTGGGTGATACTGCAAGGATTGACGGAAGGTTTCCGTTTGAACCTGAAAGGATGTCTGCTGCTGCGGTGTACATCCACTCGACCCAATATGCAGGGTCTGCGATAGATGCGTTTGCAAAGTTGTTGCTGTTGGTTGTGCCAGTCTGCAACTCTGAACAAGCGAGCAGGTCTGTCCGATCTGCATATACGCGTCCCATGTCGTCCAACAATGCGCCGAGAACTTCTGGCTGTGACCAGTCCATTGAAGCCTCTGAGATTTCAACGTATCCACCTTGAATTGTCTTGGTGATTTGTACGTCTTCGATTTCAAAAGTTGAAGCAGTGATTGTCGTGTTCTGTGTTGCAGTGCCGATTGAACTGTTTGTTTTTACTACAGGGCGAATGAAGACTGCGCCTCCTTGGGGCATCGGACGAAGAATTGTGGCATCCACGAGAGGGCGCGAGCCCACAAACGAGTTGAACACATTTTGAACGATGGGGGTCGGGATGACGCCTGGAATATCAACTGTGGTGATGTCTGGAGCGGCTGCGCGAATGTTGTCGTTCAACTGTGCGAAGTCGTGACCACCGCGAACGAATGACGCAATGTATTCAGACGCTGAAGGAAGTTTGAATTCGCGTCGTGCTGAAGCGAAGATTGGTGATGTTGGAATGGCGTCGGGCGCGGAGGCTTCGACTTGGGTTTCTTGTGACATTGTTTCCTCCTGGAGACTTGTGTCGGGTTGGGGTTCGGTTGACTCTTCTTCGACCTCTTCTGGGTCGGGTTCTGAGGCAGCGATGGAATCGATGGTCGCGTCGGCAAATGCCGGAACTGCGACAACCGAGAGTTCTGAGAGAATGGCTGACGAAACAATCATGACGCCGCTTTTGTCGTACTTGTATTTTTGCGGAATTGCGCCAACACTTACGGAATCGTAAGCAGACATTTGAATCAACTCGACCACGTCGTCTGCAGCCTTGCTGCGGGCAAATGTTGCTGAGAAGCCAAGACCGTTGTCTAGATCGACAAGTTCGCTGACGATACCAATGGGGCGTCCGTCGTGGTTTTCAAGAAGTCGCGCGGACTTGGCATTCAAGTCAAAGGCCCCGCGCTTGAACATAACCTTTTCGCCACCTGAAACGGTTGCAACTGTGTCCCAAGGGACGGCAATGCCGGTGATGGTGCGCGGTGCATCTTCTCCAGCTGCAGCGTCAAGGGTGACGGGAACGGCGGTGAACTTGATCATGAAGGAATCTCCTCGAGGTCTGGAACTTGTGGTTCAACTAAAACATCTGACATTTCGCCAACGGCTAGAAGGTCATCTGTGTCAAATTTGACGTACCGTCCGCGACTAACAACATCGTTCATGCTGAGACGAGAAGTAATGGCGGTAGCGAGCATGTGCGCCCCGAAGAGCCATAGATCCTGACGAGCCTGAGACGCATTTTGATAAGTCATTGACGCGCCAGGCGTTGGTGCCGAAACGAGGTAAGCAGGTACCGAGCAAATTCTGCTGAGATCAAGTGCCTGGTATTCGCGTTGCGCTGCGTTGACTTCAAGCGGGTCGCGGTCAAATTCAACAAAGTTGACGTAGTTGTTTAACGCGCCGATGACGTTTCCTTCACGGCGAGCCTGCGCCCATTGCGCTGCAAGGTCTCCAAGTTCTTCACCGGACATTGTCTCGCCTGCTGACGTCTGCTGAAGATAACCAGGGACAGTCTCAATGGTTGCTGCGCGGTCTGCGTACTGATCAAGATGAGTAGCGATACTTACCGCGCGTCGACCTGAAAACATCAAACCAGTTGTCGGTGCAAGGAAAGTAATAATTTCGTTCGGGTCTAACTGGATGCCGTTGAACTCAATCTCTTTTGGCATGCCGAAGAATTGTGGGCCGACTTGATCGGGCGTTTGAATGTTGGCGGACGGTAGCCATTCGAAGGACATTGGGCGTCCGTCGGTTGCGTTCCTTGAGGTGACTGCCCAAAACGCGCGTCCTGTCATCCAGAGGTCCGTGACCGTATTAGCCAATATGAACTGGCGCGGAACTTTCGGATCAGGATTTTCCATCCACGACTCATTTGGGACGTATATCTCTTCGTACTCTTCGCCGTTCCATTGCTTTATGTACTGGCGGAACTCGAGACCTGAGATGGTCGAGGCGAGAAGGTCTCTCGCCCGCGACACAGTCGGGAGACTAAGGGCGATCTGCTCGAATGTTCCGCTTGACCATGCATACATCGGAGGG